CCACCTGGGCGAGGGCTGGGAGGAGGTCATGCGCCTGTGCCTGCTGGCCATGGGCGACGCCCGAGGACGCATCCGCTCGGCCGAGACGATCTGGCGCGACCCCGAGACCCAGAACGAGGCCGTGCGCACGGACGCGGTGCTCAAGCAGTTCCAGGCGGGGGTCATCGACCTCGAATCGGCGCAGGAGCAGCTGGGCTACTCGCCCGAACAGGTGCGCCAGATGCGCGAGCGCCGTGCTGCGGAGCCAACACCGCCATCACCCGTCCCTGACACCACGACCCCGATCGGTGCCGGATTCGCTAGCGCGTCCGTGCCGGCGGCCCTCACAGCGGAGGTACCATGAGCGACAGCACGGGCGCGACCAACGGCCAGGAGCCGGGCGCGCCGCCCCAGGCGGGCACGACCACATCGGAGTCCACGACGCAGGCCCAGGCGGCCGCCGGGACGACCGACCAGCCCACCACCACCGATGTCGCTGTCCTCCAGCGCGAGCTGGCGGAAGCCCGGCGGGAAGCGGCCAAGCACCGCACGGACCTGCGCAAGGTCACGGACGCCCAGCTCACGGAGACCGAGCGCCTCCAGCGTCGGGTGACCGAGCTCGAGGCGGAGCGGGAGGCGATCGCCTCGCGGGAGAAGGAACGAGCCGTCCGGTTCGCGGTCCTGGAGGCTGCGACGAAGCTCGGCTTCCGGGACCCGGATCTCGCGGTCCGACTCATCGACCCGGCCGCGGTGGAGACCAAGGACGACGGCACACCCAAGAACGTGGAGCGCCTCCTCGCGGAGGTTCTCGCCCGCTCCCCGTACCTCGGCCGGACCGGCATCGCTCCCGACTTCGGGGGTGGCCAGCGCGGGACGGCACCGACCGGCACCGACATGAACAGCCTCATCCGCCGCGCCGCAGGGCGCGGGTAGCAAGGAGACCCTCCCATGCCGCCCGTCTACAACTCCGTCATCGACCGCAGCGATGTCGGGGCGCTCATCCCCGAGGACGTCTCGCGGACCATCATCCAGGGCCTGCCGGCATCGTCGGTGGCCCTGACCAGCTTCCGGCGCGCCACGATGAGTCGGGCCCAGCAGCGCCTGCCGGTGCTGTCGGTCCTGCCCGTCGCCTACTGGGTGGACGGGGACACCGGTCTCAAGCAGACGACCGACCAGAACTGGGCGAACAAGTACCTCGACGCCCGGGAGCTCGCGGTCATCGTGCCCATCCCCCAGGCGGTCCTGGACGACGTCGACTTCGACATCTGGGGCGAGGTCCGCCCGCGCCTCGTCGAGGCGTTCGGCGCCAAGATCGACGCGGCGGCCCTGTTCGGCACCGACTCCCCCTCGGGCTGGCCAGACAGCATCGTCGAGGCGGCGATCGCCGCCGGGAACGTGGTCGAGGTCGGCGAGTCCACCGGGGACATCGCGGCGGACGTCAACCTCGTCATGGGCAAGGTCGAGGAGGACGGCTTCGACGTCAACGGCTTCTGGGCCCGGCGGGGTCTGAAGGCCGCGTTCCGAGGTCTCCGGGACGACAACGGCCAGCCGATCTTCCAGCCCTCGCTCACCGCGGGCACGCCGGGCACCCTCTATGGCGAGCCGATCCTCTATCCCACGAACGGCGCCTGGGATGCCGCCCAGGCGGACCTCATCGCGGGCGACACCAGCGCCGCCATCCTCGCGGTGCGCCAGGACATCAGCTACAAGATCCTGACCGAGGCGGTCATCAGCGACGCCGACGGCAAGGTCGTGCTGAACCTCGCGCAGCAGGACGCGGTCGCGATGCGCGCCGTGATGCGGGTCGCGTTCCAGGTCGCCAACCCCATCAGCCTCCAGAACCCGACCGAGGGGACCCGCTTCCCGTTCGCGGTCCTGGCGCCTGCGGCCCCCTGACCCATGGGTCTCCTGACGGTGGCGGAGCTCCGGGAGCACGTGGAGACGTCGCTCCCGGACACCGCGCTCGAGCGCCTCCTCGCGGGCTGCGAGCTGGTCATCGCCGACTGGGCGGGGCCGCTCACCTTCGACGAGGACGGCGCTCTCGAGGACGTCACCGAGACGGTGAACGCGCCCGGCCGGACGCTGCTCCTGTTGCGCCAGGCACCGGTCGCGGTCTCATCCGTCACCGACATCCACGGCGGCATCGAGGACGACCTCGACGCCTCCGAGTTCCGGGTCGAGGGCCGCTACCTCCGGCGCCTCGCGATGGCGCTGTGGGGCGAGCGCACGGTCGTGACGTTCACGCCCACCGACGACTCCGCCATCCGCCGGACGGTGCTCGTCCAGCTCGTCCAGCTGGAGCTGAACGTCCAGCCGGGCATGGCCAGTCAGGGCGCGGGTGGCTGGACCGAGTCCTACGGCCGCTACCTGCGGCAGCGCAACGAGCTGCTCCGGGCGATCCGTCCGGCGGACCCGCCCGTGCCGCGCTCGGTGCCGTATAGCGTGGCGGGAGCCCGCTGATGCGCCACCGCACCCGCGTCGCCATCCAGGCCCCGGTCGAGGTCCGCGACCCCGCCGGTGGCGTCAGCCACACCCACGAGACCGTGCCCGGGCTCGCCTCGGTTGCCGCGACCATCGTGCCCGTCGTCGACGAGACCCGGGACCCCGAGCTGGTGATGGTCGAGGACCGCTTCGACATCGTGCTCGCCGGCCACCATCCACAGATCCGGCCCGAGATGGTCGTCCTGGACGGGCTCGCCGTCTACGACATCGTCCGGGTCGCCCCGACCCTCGGCCGGCGCGAGACGGTGCTGGTCGCGCGGAAGGTGGCCACCTGATGACCCGCAGCGTCCGGATCAGCAACGTCATCGGCCGTCGCGGTCGCGTGCTGTCGACCAAGTTCCAGGCGACCCTCGAGGGCGGGCCTGAACTCGCGTCGGCACTGGCCCGTCTCGACGATGCCGTCCGGGTCAAGGCCTCCAAGGACGCGCTCCAGGCCGCCGGCGGCGTGATCGCGACCGACTGGCAGGGGCGCGTCCCGGTGCTGGACGCGAACTACCAGCACTCGCTGGACGGCGCCACCCGGGCCGCCAAGACGAAGGCCGGCGCATCGGGCTCGATCGGCCCCCGCAAGGTCGCCGGCCTCGACGACGCCGACCAGCCCATCGCCTACGCCGCCCGCCTCGAGTTCGGCGATGCCGATCGCCCCGCGGAGCCCTCGGCCCGGCCGGCGTTCGATGCGTCGGCCGAGCGTGCCGTCCAGGCCGCGGGCGATGTCCTCGCCAAGGCGACGGAGGGCACAGCCCGATGACGCTCGGCGACGGCCTCTTCGCGCACCTGTCCGCGGTGCTGTCGGTCGGCGATCGCGTCTACCCGCTCACGCTGCCCCAGGGCGCCGTCCTACCCGCCGTGGTCTACCAGCTCGTCGGTGGCGAGGGCCCACTCCACAGCCACGGCGATGCCCATGACGGCGCCGGCGCGTCGTTCCAGCGCTCCCGCGTCCAGCTCGCCTGCTGGGCGGAATCGGCCCGGGCGGCGGAGCAGCTGGCGACCGAGGTGGAGGCCGCCGTCGACGGCTTCACCGGCACCTGGGGCGCGGTCCCGATCGCCTCGGCCCTCGTGGACACCGCGCTCGACGACTGGCGCCCGGACGTCGGGCGATACCGGCGGCTCCTCGACGTCCTCGTCCAGTGGACCCGCATCCCATGACCACCACCCAGCCTGAAAGGAGGCACCTCCTGTGAGCGAGGCCATCGGCACGCTCGGCACCACGCTCAAGCGTGGGCTCCAGCACATCGCCCAGGTCCAGGACATCTCGGGTCCCGACCTGTCCACCGACACCGACGAGATCACCAACCACGACAGCCCCGATGGCGTCGAGGAGTTCATCCCGACCATCAAGCGCACCGGCGAGATCACCTTCCCGCTGGTGTTCCTGCCGTCGGATCCGAGCCACGACAACGACACCGGCCTCTTGGCGGCCTGGGCGGACCGCTCCCTCGACAGCTACGTCCTGACGTACCCGGACGGCAGCACCTGGACGTTCTCCGCCTACGTCACCGGGTTCTCCAACTCGGCGCCGGTGGATGGTCACCTCTCCGCGGACGTGACGCTCCGGCCCTCCGGCGCGCCCGTGTTCGCGCCGCCTGCACCGTGACCAGGACCGCGGCGATCGCCGCACCCACCGTCCTGCCTCTGCTCGAGGACGCGGCCTCGATCCTCGACCTGCCCGACCTCACGTCCGAGGAGGTCGAGGTCCCCGAGTGGGGCTTCCGCCTCCGGGTCCGCTCGCTCACGGGGACCGAGCGCGATGCCTTCGAGGCGTCGCTGCTCCAGACCCGGGGCAAGGACCGGGAGATCAACCTCCGGAACATGCGGGCCAAGCTGGTCGCCCAGTCGGTCCGGAAGGCCGATGACAGCCGCGTGTTCAGCGACACGCAGGTGGAGGCGCTGGGCAGGAAGAACGCGGCCGCCCTCCAGCGGGTGTTCCGGGTGGCCCAGCGCCTTTCGGGGCTCGCCGAGGACGAGGTCGAGGAGCTGACCCGTGAACTGGGGGAAGACCCGAGCGTCGGTTCTGGTTCCGACTGACGCTGGCGCTCGGACACAGGTCGGTCGCCGCCTGCCAGGCCGCGGTCTCCAGCAGGGAGTTCGCGGAGTGGATGGCCTATGCGCGCCTCGAGCCGTTCGGCTCCGAGGCGGACGACCACCGGCTGGCCCCGCTGCTGGCGCTGATCGCCAACGTCAACCGGGACCCGAGCCGGCGCAAGACGCCGTGGACGCCCGAGGACTTCCTCCCGAAGCGTGTGCCACGCCGCTCGGGGGAGGCCGCCGACCTCCGGCCGCGGATCGATGCCGCGATGGCGGCGTTCGGCGGCATGAAGCGGCGGTGACCTGATGCCCGGCACCATCGCCTCGCTGCTCATCAAGCTCGGTCTCGATGCCACCGGCGTCGAGCAGGGCGTCGCGCGCGCCGAGAAGAGCATCGGCGGCCTGTCCACCGGTGCCGGCACCGCGATGAAGGTGGCGGGGTCCCTGATCGGGGGCGGACTCGCCTTCGCCGCCAAGGGCGCCCTCGAGATGGAGGACCGTGCCGCCGCGTTCCAGGCAGCCACCGGGGCCTCGGCCGCGGAGGCCCGTCACTTCGCGGACTCGGTGAACGCGGCCGCCGGCTCGTCCCTGGTGGCGATGGACGACATCGCCTCGTCCGCCACGAAGATCCGGACGGACCTCGGGCTCACTGGTGAGGCGGCCGACGCCAGTCTCGCCTCGTTCCTCCGCTACGAGCGGGCGACCGGCCAGGGGTCGGATGCCGTGCTGGCGTTCGACGACATCCTCGATGCCTGGAACCTGACCGCGGCCGACACCACGGCGATCATGGACACCCTCATCGCGGGGCAGCAGACCTACGGCGGCTCCATCACCGAATCGCAGGACCTGCTCGCGAAGCTCGCCCCGGTGCTCGAGGCCGCGAACATGCAGTGGCAGCAGGGCACCGAGCTCATCAACCTGTTCAACGCCGCGGGCGTGGACGCGAGCGCCGGCGTCACGGGCATCACCAAGGCCCTCGGCAAGGTGAAGTCACCCGAGGAGCTGCAGGCGCTCCTCGTCGACATCGCCCGGACCGCCGACCCGTTCGAGCGGGCACAGAAGGCGATCGACCTGTTCGGGGCCAAGGTTGGACCCAAGCTGGCACAGGCGCTCCAGACCTCGGGTGGCGACCTGTCCCGCTTCGGCTTCCAGCTCGAGGACGTGACGGGACGCACCGAGGATGCTGCGGCGGCACTCGACAGCACGCTCACCTCGAAGCTCAAGCTCGCCGTCAACCAGGGCCTGGCGATCCTGCGCGGCTTCGGCATGCAGGTGGGGCCGGTCCTGACGGGTGCCGTGTCGGCCATCAGCTTCGGCAAGAGCCTGGGTCTCGACCGGGCGATCGGGCCGCTGTTCAAGGGGCTTGGCACCCGGGCCGGGAAGGCCTTCTCGTCCGCGCTCGCGGGGGCGATCGGGGTCGCCGACCGGCTGTTCGGCCCGCTCGCCTCGAGGCTCGGTGACGCCGCCTCCTCGATGGGCGGCATGGCGGGCGGGAGGTTCGGAGCAGCGTTCAAGCTCGCCGCCGGTGCTGGCCTGGCGCTGCTGATCGCCGACGAGCTGCGGCAGCTGGGCGAGGTCCGCCAGCAGAACGTCGAGGCGGCCGCGGGCATCAGCGAGTCCATGAAGACGCTCCTGGCCGAGGCGCCGTCCCGTGCCGAGGCGGAGCAGAAGCTGGCGGCGCTCAAGGCCATCCCCGAGAACCTCGAGGGCATCCAGGGTGCCGTCTACGGGTTCGCCGACTTCGCCAAGGGGAACGTGCTGGGGAGTGCCATCGACGGCCTGTTCGGGGCGAACCCGGCACAGGTCAACCAGGAGCAGATCAAGGCCCTCGAGACCTACCTCGCGCAGCTGCCATCGGACACCGCCGCGACCGCCACCGCCGCGGGTGCACAGGTCACCGCCAACGTCGCGGCCGGTGCGAAGCAGAACGCCGGCGCGGTCCGGAAGGCGGGGAACGCGGTCGGGTCCGAGGCCGCACAGGGCGTCCGGGATGGGATCGCGGCATCCGCGTCCAAGGTCGCCGGCGCCTGGGACACCGTGGCGTCCGCTCTGGCGAAGGGTCCGAGGATCATGAGCCGGGCGGCACGCCTCAAGGAGTTCGGGAAGGCCGTCGACCACGCCACCCGGATGCTGCGCCGCTCGATCATCGCGAACGACCCGCTCGCCGCCTCCTACTGGCAGGACCAGCTGGCGAAGGTGAGCGCGGCCCAGGCCGAGTTCCGGGGCACGACCACCAAGACGATGGGCGAGGTCAAGGCCGACCTAGCCGCGGCCGGCGTCAAGGTCGGCGGCTCGTTCCGCCGCATGGCCCGCGATGCCCGACGGAACGCCCACCGCCTCCGGGCCGGCGTGACCTCCCAGGTCGATGCCACCGCCCGCCGCGTCGCCACGGACGCGGACCGGACCGCGACCGCGCTCCCGGACGCGCTCTCGTCCAGCGTCGACGACACCCGGTCCGCCGCGTCCGACGTCAAGAGTGCCGTCACCGGCCCCCTCTCCTCCCTGCCGGCGTATCGCTGGGGCTCGCATGCGGGGTCGCTGTTCGCATCGGGGATCGCGAGCCAGGAGGCGGCCGCGGAGGCGGCGGCCCGGAACCTCGCCGCCGCCACGCACCGGATGGTCGGCTTCAGCCGCCCGCCGCGCACGGGGCCGCTCTCGACGATCCGCTCATGGGGCCCTCACCTCGTGGAGAACTGGCTCGGGCCGATGGAACGGAAGGTCGGCGACGTCGAACGGATGGGGTCGCGCCTGGGTGCCGCCCTGACGCCGCGCCCTGGCCAGCCTGCGTGGATGGACCACCGGGGACCGGACCGCGCCACGTGGGCCGCCGTGGGCGCCGTCGGTGGCGGCGGA